AAGGATAGATGCAATTACTAAGGAGACTTGATTGACCTGAGCCAATAACCGTGTTAGGATTAAAGTTTAGTAGGTTAGAGAGAACTACGGCTCTTAATATGATAACTAAAAACATACTAATCTGTTCGCCTACTATAGACAATTAGTATCAGTATGTTGATAGCTATAGATAAAATCTATTCTCTATATAGTACAAATTCCGCTAAGAAAAAAAGTGCTATTATTAGTATAATTCCATTCATAATCTATTCTTCTCTAAGTTCTTTTATTATTATTGCTATAGCAAATATTGATAGTACTATCGTTATTCCATTCATAATTATAATTTATTTATTTCTTGTTTAACTTTCAGGTAGTAATCGTGAGTATTATTGTCTACATCATCGTGAGATAAATCTAAGTCTAAATTTAGTATCTCCTGTACACAAATCAATGCACATTGTTTAGCACTAGTTTTGCTACCTTGATAACATTCGTTAAAATCTATGTTGCAATAAAAATTTTCCACTAATTCCTCTGCTTTTTCTTTTGGTGTCATATCTTGTTGTGTATTTTGTTAGATTCTTTTATAGCACTAATTCTGGCTTCTTGCCTACTGTCAAAATAGTTAGAATCAAATCCTGCTGGCTCTATATCAAACCAAAAACTTTCATCGTATTGATTTAAACTAATATAACGACCTACACTATCAAAGAAGTCTACATAAACACCGTATTTCATCTTGGTAGATAAATCTTTAAAACCCAACCCGTCTCCACTATATTCAATTGTTGTTAATGGAAATATAAATTCACTTATATTTAACTCGTACCACTTTTCAAAATCTACTTTACATTTTCCTGTTAATTCCATATCTAATTACATTTTATACGTTTAATTCTACCGTCCAAGTAATTGAAGTCTTGTATTTCAAACTCATTGTAACAGCTATCTAGTTTCGTCTGTGTTGCCTCTCTGTCTAGTGAGTAAATTATCTCTGTGCAATTACAGAATAAAACCTCATTTTCTATTGGTGTGCATTGTGAGAAAACTATTAATATTATTATTAACTTCTTCATATCTAAAACATTTTAAATTGACTACTATCTAATTCCTCCCAAGAAACTATCTGTTTTTTTACTTGATTAATATCTTGGTTAATAAATTTTCTATCAAGTTTTAATATATCCATTCTATTGTTTAAGGTGTTTATATTGTGAGCCACCTCTTTTGCTGTATAAGTTTTACTTTCTTTCATCTTCTTCTGTTTTATCTATTCGTTGTTGTGCTTTCTGTATAAGCTCTTTGCATAACATTGCCTTGTATTTAATTACAAACTTTGCGTCATTTAGTGTCATACTAATCTATTTTTAGGAATTCAGATTCAGCATAAGTCATAAACCATTCTTTATTGTTCTCATACTTTTCTACAATAGCTTCTAGTATAACAACCTCTTCTATAGTCTTTAGCTTCGCTATCCTGTTTATAAGACTATCTACCTTGTTTAATATATTAGTCGTCATCATAGGGTCAGATTCGTAAACAACATCAAAAGACTCCCTTACAATAGGTTCTAATATTTTAATCATCCTGTTGCCTTGATTCTTTAGGTCCTGCTTATACCTATCAGTAGTCACCAAACATTCGTTGGCTTCTAGTAGTAATTGCGATAATAGTATCGACTTTAAAAACATAATCTGTTCGTTTGTAATCTCTTGTTTGCTCATAATATTTATTTATTGTTTAATTAATACTTGTTCTATATTTGTAAATCTTTCCTTTAACTGAGTTCTTGTAAAAATCCTCTTTAATCCGTCACTTCTTTTCAAGGTGTCTTGAGATTTAATGCACTTATCTAGGTACTGCTTTTCATTAGGACCGTGAGTTGTTACTGTTGATATTACGGTGTACATACTATTTGTGTCCAAACACTTAAAACAACCAAACCTTATCGTATTATTTTTGTTTAGGATATTCATTATTAATCTATTTAAGGCAAATATAAAACTAATATTTGAATATACAACTATAATTAACACAAAATATAAAAAAATAGTTATCTCATTATAAGATAATTTATTTATGATGTACGAATTTGATATTAATATACCAGAAACACTAAGGGATATCACAGTCTCTCAATGGCAAAAGTATATTAAGGTTTATGAGAAAAACAAGGATGCAGAAAATACAGAATTCTTAGAAAAGAAGATGTTAGAGATTTTTTGTGGTGTAGGACTTAACGACATAGATAAACTAGGTTTAAGCATATTCGATAATACAGTAATACATTTATCAAACCTACTAAACTCAAAAATAGACCTAGTTAGGACTTTCGATATGAAAGGAACTGACGGAGCTGTAGTTCATTTCGGTATGATACCTAACTTAGATAAAATGAGTTATGGTGAGTTTATAGATTTAGAGAAATATATATTTGACGATGATAACTTCCATAGAGCTATGGCGGTTATGTACAGACCAATTAAGCATCACAATAAAGACAAGTATCTGATACACGACTATAAAGGAACAGAGTTCTTAGCAGATGTTATGAAAGACACTCCATTAGACGTTGCATTAGGTGTGCGGGTTTTTTTTTATCGTTTAGCGACAAAATTAGGGAACTATACGATGGTCTCTACACTCAAGGAACTTCAACAGAAGCAGGAGGGTCGGGTAGACAAGCATTCGGTAGAAAGTGGGGAACGTATCAAGCAATATATACACTCGCTGGAGAAGATGTCAGAAGAATTGGAGAAGTTACAGAACTCCCATTACATCAATGTTTAATGTACCTAGAGTTTGTTAAAGATAAATTGGATTTAGAGAATAAAATGATTAAAGCACAATCAAGATGACACACGTTTACAACATATTAGACACACTAAAAGACGAACTATTAGCTAGTCCATCGGTAAATACGGTAACATACGGAGATATATCAGATGTAGACCTAGATAAGACTACTATATTTCCATTATCACACCTTTTTATGGATAATGTGACTTACAGGGAAAGAACTGTTCTTTTTAACATAAAACTACTATGTGCAGATATAGTTGACTACAATAAAGAGAAGTCTGATTTTGACTTGTTTTACGGAAACGACAACTTACACGATGTTTTAAACACTCAATTTGAAGTGATAAACACCCTTATAATGAAGCTAATGAGAGGTGATTTATTCAAATTAAACTACCAAGTAACAACGGAACCTTCAGCACAGCCATTTAAGGAGCGTTTTAGCAACCAATTAGCTGGATGGAGTGTTGACATATCAATAGAGATTCCAAATAGTGCTAGTATCTGTTAATTATGCAGAAAACAAACCTAAATAAAGCATTAGCAGACCTAGCAAAGCAATTTACAGATAAATTAGAGGCTCAGGCTAAGATAGACAGAACTAATGCAACAGGTAGATTTGCTAAATCATTTAAAAGCAGTGTTACTGAAGATGGTTTTGAAATATCTTCTGACGCTAAGTACGCAGGTGCTGTAGATGGTGGTGCAGGTATAGCTAGGTCCAGCAGGGAAGGCTACGATAAGAAAAGAAGGTTAGAGGAGTGGGCTAAAGCTAAGGGGATTAGACCTGTATCTAAGTTAAAAAACGGATATAAGTTTAGAAAAATGAATACAGACAGTAATAGTGCATTTAAGTCTATGATATTTGCTATTTCTAAGTCTATTGCTAAAAAAGGTACAATAAAGAGATATCAGTACAAGGGTAGTGAGATATTTGATAGAGTATTTGAATCTATGCGTAAAAAAGTAGGTTTAGATATAAAAGACGGATTTAGTGCGGACCTTAGAGATGAGCTAATAAAAATAGTAAAAATAAAATAAAAATGGCAATTAACACAAGGAGTCCTTATTTCGTTTCTATAGAAGACACCGAAATATCATATGCAGAATTAAAAATATACATTTGGGATGGAGACAAGAACACTCCACCATCTGAAGAAAAATACAGCCTGAAAAAGAACGCATTAGCCTCAATTACTAAGGTTAGTTTTGAAGTTTCGGAGCTAATTAGGGATTTTATAGATGTTAAGTTCAGATTTGCAAGTATTATACAGGATGGTAGTGATGTTGGTATAGAAGACGGTCTGTCTAGGTTTATAATAACAGGTACTGACTCAGGGCAGTCAATTATTTGGGTTAAACTAGACCTTAAAGCTTACGATTCCTCAAATACGGAATTACTGGACAGCACTGAGACAAATATAGCCCTAGATTCTTATTCGTATTTTGAAGATTATGAATTCAATATAGAAGACAGCTCTATACTTATAAGTAACAGAGATTTAATACTTCTTAGAGGGGGCGGTTACAATTTACCAATATACGTAAAAAACAACCCGACAATTGTTGCCTACAATGGTTCGGAAGTAATAAAAACAGAGTCATACACCTCATCAGACATTAGTAGTGAGCAAATAGAGTATTTTAATCTGTTTCAAATAGAAAATTTATCAAGCATAGTTGTAACAGATGACAATGGGAGCGAAACTATAAAAATAAGTGTTGTAGATGAGTGTAAGCAAATACCATCTAAGGTAACTTTTGTAAACAAGTTTGGAGTCTTGGAAAACGTCTATTTTGTTAAAAAGTTTGTTAGTAAAATGCAAGTAAATAAGGAATCTTACAAGGGAAACATACTAACCTACGGGGACTCTTACGATAGTACTAATCACGTAAACAGAGATTTCAACGTTATTGCAAAAGAATCAATATCACTAAGCTCTGGGTTTTTGAATGAAAGCTACAACGAAACATTTAAGCAAATGATGTTGTCTGAGGTGGTATGGCAAACAAAAGAAAACTTAACACTACCTATAAACATAAAGACGAGCGACATTACGTATAAAACGTCTCTAAACGATAAATTAGTGCAATACACAATAGATTTCGACAATTCATTTGATACCATAAATAACATTAGATAATTATGCAAATTCAGTTATATGTAGAAGGTCAAAGATTGGATATGTTTGAGAATGAGGGCGTAAGCGTTACTGACACTCTTAAAAATGTTAAAGATATTAGTAAAATATTTACTGAATATTCTCAGACCTTTAAAGTACCCGCTACAAAGATAAATAACAAAGTCTTTAAACACTACTATAACACCGATGTACAGAACGGTTATGACGCTAGAGTTAGGGCTCAATCAGAGATAGAATTAAGTCGACTTTCATTCAAGAAAGGATATTTAAAATTAGAAGGGGTAGATTTAAGAAACAATTTACCTTATGCATACAATCTAACATTCTTTGGAAATACGATATCCTTAAAAGAACTCTTAGGAGAAGACTTATTATCTGATTTGTCTTGGTTAAATAATCTAGGGGTAAAAGACGATGGCACACCTCTTGCCTTCTCACCTGAAGACACTAAAGCATACCTTACGTCCTCAAAAAACAGGACTATTGATGGCGTTCAGTACAATAACCCAATACAAACACCCTTAATGACATACGAGCAGAGGTTGTTTTACGATGATAGTAGTCAGCAATATAGCTCTGAAGACAACGGAAACCTTGATTTTAAGGAAAACGTACACGAAGGAGTTAAATGGACTGAGTTAAAGCCAGCTATTAAAATGTCTTTAATAATTAAAGCTATAGAGGAGAAATACACTACTGCAAATGGATATTCTCAAAACTTAAAGTTTAGTACTGATTTTTTTACTGACTTTTCGGACCTGCCTTCAAGAAATACGGATTGGGATGACCTTTATATGTGGCTACACAGGACTCAAGGTCAAATGGAGAGTCCTTCAGTTCCAAACATAGGAGATGTCTTGGTTGAAGGGTGGTCACCTGAGCAAAGTAGAGTAGGTGTTTACATCACTAATGAATCTACCGTTTATTTGGACACAAACGATGCTTCTTTTGATTTACTTGAACTAAAAAATGATGTGGATAGCGGATTTAGCTCCGTGACATATAGCTACAAGATTTATGCAAATGGGCTTGAGGTAAACTCATACACAAATGTGTCAGGTAATCACGTGGCTACACTAAATTCATCATCTTATGTCAACAAGTCTATAACAGTAGTATACACATTTTCAAGTGCTGTTCAATTCAATCACGTGTCATTCCATATGCAAGGCACAATTGTTGACGACAATAGTTCGTACAATTACGATGTTTATGCAAACCCAAGTACAGCAAATATAGGTTTTCAAATAAACCCTACAATGCAGATGCCTAAAATGAAGGTGCTAGACTTCCTTACAAGCGTTTTTAAGATGTTTAACCTTGTAGCCTACATAGATGATGGTATTATAGTCGTAAAGACCTTAGACAGCTTCTATAGCGATGCCTTGCTTCAATCTAATAACGGAGCTTATGATATAACAAGATACATAGATGTAACAAATAGTAAATCAAACTCAGCTCTACCTTTTAGAGAAATAGTGTTTACATATCAGGGACTCAAAACGTATTTAGCGGATGTTCACAATCAAATGTTCAATAAAAAATGGGGTGAGGAAGATTATAATGGAGGTGGTAGTACTATATTTTCAGGTGGTATTTTCAAGTATGAAATAGGTTTTGAGCATATGAAGTTTGAAAGAATTTTCACTAAAGACACTTTAGTTCAGACAGATATTCAATGGGGATTTCACGTTGATGACAATAGAAGCCAATACGTTGGAAAACCTACTGTATTCTATATGAACCTAAAAACATTACCTTCAGAAACCCCTATATCTTTTATAAACCAAGTAGATGTAGACGGAACACCTTCCTCTAACGAGTCTATCGGTAGCTATTACGCACCCTGTAATTCAAATATGAATACAGCAACGTTTTTGGAGCAAACTTCATTAAACTTTTATCCTGAGTTTGATGAATGGGAAGGAACTCTAAAAAACAACAATACATTGTTTAATAGGTATCACACTCAGTACATATCTTCTGTTTTTAGCAAATCAAACAGAATAACTAAGGTTTCTGCGGTGCTTCCTTTGAGGATATTAATTAATTACACATTAGCAGATAGGTTTCAAATATCAGGAAAGAGCTATAAGATAAATTCAATAGAAACCAACCTAAAAACAGGCAGGTCTGATATAGAGCTTTTAAATGATATAGTTTTTGCTGTAGATGACGGCTCAATACCTTTAGCACCTTCTAATTTAAGGGATATATCTAAAACCGATGAAACAATCACGCTAACCTGGGATGCACCTGAGTCTTCTCCAGCTGGGTATAATATTGAGATAAATCAGGGCAGTCAGATTGTAGACGCAGGGAGCAGCACTACTTTCCAATTGACAGGGCTTATAGGAGGAACTACGTACAAAATAGCTATTAGGTCCTACAATTCATTTGGAACGCAGTCAGAGGATATATCAAACATAATAAACGTAACAACAGACCAATAATGATAAGACAGGCTTTAGAACTATTAAGAGAGAATGATTGGCTAATTGATGATTTAGATATCAATATAGCTAAAGGATTATATGAAATGCCTTCAACATTTAAGGAATTAAGAACTAATAACAAGAGAAAAAAACTAACAAAAGATGGCAGTAGAAACTTATAAAATAAAGATTGATGTTGAGACGCAAACAGCATCAATTAGAGACTTAAAGGGTCAGATTGTTGCCACTCAAGTTCCCGTAAAGCAACTTAGGGAGGAGTTTGGAAACTTTGCAAGAACAGTTAACTCGACCAAATTCAACAAGTTTAACAGCGAGCTACAAGGGACTAAAGGCATAGCTGGGGGGATGAAGAAGTTTGAGAAATCCACAGGCGGTGCTGCAACTTCTGTACTAGAACTTGGTAGAATTGTTTCGGATGCACCTTATGGTATTAGAGGTATGGCGAATAACGTATCACAATTAGCGTCTAATATGCTTTTTGGTGCACAGCAAATAGATAAAGCCACGGGTAAGACCGTTGGATTTACTAGTGTATTGAAAGGAATGGGAAAAGCCTTTATAGGACCCCTTGGTATATTATTCGCTATACAGGCGGTTGTTGCGGCAGTTGATTATTTCTACGGAGGAATGAAGAAGGCTGAAAAAGGACTAGAAAGCCTTGACGAGTCTTCGGCAAAAGCCGCCTCTTCCCTTAAGATATTAGTTAAAGCCAATGACTTAGGCTCTATGTCTGTAGAGGAAACCGCTAGAGTTGTTAAAAAAGCTAACCTAGAATATAAGGACTTAAACATACAGGTAGGAGAAAACGGTAAAATAACCGATGAGAGCGTATTGGCTATTAATAGGAAAATATCATCCTTAGAGAATTTAGCTAGAGCAACAGCTACACAGGGTTTAATTGAGGAAAAGTTTGCAAAATTAGTACCTTTAGAGAACAAGTTAAAAAAACAAGAAGAAGAGGCTTTAGTAAAACTTAAAGTCAAAGGAATAAATAGCATTAAAGAAGCTCAGGAAATTGCTGACAAAACTAAAGATTATGCCTTAAAGGGTTATGTAAATGGTATTATCAATCAAACCAAAGCCACCAAAGACGATATAGGTGAGATTCAGACGAGTATAGATGAATTGATAACAAACATACCTAGTGTATCTGATTTATTTAAAGGAAATAAAGGTAAAAAAGAAAAAGACAAAAAATGGAAAGGAAAGAGGGTTTTAAGCATCTTAGGATTTGATAAAATTGATTTCCTAGAGGCTGAAAAGAAAGCAAAAAGGTACGGTAAAAATCTAATTAAAGCTGTAGAGAATTTCTTTGGAGTTGAGATGGATAAAGACCCGTTAAAAGTCACGGCAGAACTAGACTTAACTTTTAGCGAAGAGCTTTGGAAGATTAACCAAGACAAGCTTAAATCAGATGTCAATGAAATGGTTAGGCAAGATAAGCTAGAGGACCTTGCTTCTTACGCAGAAAAGGCGAAGGAAATAATAGGAGGTATAGGTGAGTTTGTAAATGCTGAGTATGACCGAGACTTAGTTATAGAGCAGAATAAGACAAACGCTCTAAATAATGAATTAAACAATAGGTTACAAAACGAAACGCTTTCAAAGAATCAAAGACAGGCTATACAGAACCAAATAGCTCAAAATGACGAGAAGCTAAGGATAAAGCAAGAGCAGATAGAGAGAAAGAGATTTACTATGCAAAAAGCTGTAAATATTGCACAAGCAACTATGGATACTTTCGTAGCTGCTACAGGTGTTTTAGCAGACACTAGGGGTGGTTCTTTCGCAAGAATAGCAGGTATGATTGCAACAATAGGTGCAGGTTTGGCCCAAGTGGCTATGATTTCAAGGCAGAAGTTCCAAACATCAGCAGGAAGCTCACCAAGACAAGCTACAGGTGCAGGTGGTGGAGGTGGCTCTGACAGAGAAGACGTATTTAATATAGTAGGGCAATCTCAAAGTAGTCAATTAGCAGGAGCTATTCAAAATCAATTTAGACAACCATTAAGGGCTTACGTTGTTGCAAGAGATGTTACGAGCCAACAAGATATAGATAGCAATATTCAAGGAAATGCATCAATTTAAAACGGAATATAAACAAATTAGTTACCATAATATAAAACAATAGTTATGAAAAATTTAGATACAATAGAATTATTTATTGACGACGCCAGAGAAGATGACGGTATTGAGGCAATTTCTTTGGTAGAATTTCCTGCCATTGAGGAGAATTTTATAGCTCTTAGTAAGCACAAGGTGGAGTTTAAGACCATAGATGCTGATAAAAGAATAATAATAGGATTAGCATTAGTCCCAGATAAGAAGATATACAGACGGAAAGGAGAATACGAATATAATGTAATATTTTCAAAAGAAACCGTAAGAAAGGCTTCTGAGCTTTACTTGAAAAAACTTAAATTAAACAACACAACCTTAGAACACGAAGCTCAGATGGTTGAGGGTGTATCTGTTATAGAGTCTTGGACAGTTGACGACCCTAAGATAGATAAAACTGCTTTGTATAATTTAAACGCACCAAGTGGCTCTTGGGCGGTAATTATGAAAGTGTATGATGATGAAATATGGAAAGATGTTAAAAACGGCAAGTATTTAGGATTTAGTATTGAAGGTATGTTTAGTGACAGGGAGGAAGACAATGAAGAGATTGAGGCTTCTAAAGCATTAGGGGAACTTAAAAAACTATTATCATAATGGCTAGAGCTGTTTACTGTTATTGCAAGAATACGTATTCAATAGAATGTGATAAGAAAAAGAATAAGAAATGTAATGCACCAGACTACTGGAAGCAAGGCATAGGAGACATAAGTAATACTGGCGAAGACGATTAAAACACGACAGTACATTTATAAATAGTTATATTAATATAAACCAATAAGTATGAAAGCAACAGAAATCCTTAACAGTGTTAAAGAGCTTTTAAATCTATCTAAGGTAGAGGAGAAAATTGAAGACACCGTAGTTGAAGAAAAAGTAGAATTATCTACAGAAGAATCAACAGAAGAAGTTATAGAGGAAGTTAGTGAAGTATTACTTGCTGAAGAAGAGGTAATAGTACCTACAGAAGAGGTTGCAGCATCACCAATGATGTACGTAACACCTGAAGAATTATCAGCAGTAAAGACTGAATTACTTTCGATGATTAAAGCATTAATCGAGGATAAGCCAATGGGAGACACTAAAGAAGTTCCTCAAGAGTTATCAAAACAAGAAGAAATTGAATTATCAGAAGATGCAGAAGAAGTTGTGCACTCACCAGAAAACTCAATTGAAACTAAAAGAAGTTTATTATCAAACCAAAACAAATCTATGACTACTGAGCAAAGAGTACATAGTATGTTATTTAACAACTAAAATTATAAAAATGGCTACTACTACAAACATTACTACTACTTATGCTGGTGAAAGTGCAGGAAAATACATCTCTGCTGCTTTATTGTCAGGTAACACAATCGCAAATGGTGGATTAACTATCAGACCAAATGTAAAATTTAAAGAAGTTGTAAAAAGATTAGAACTAGACGGTATCGTTAAAGACGGAACGTGTGACTTTTCTGATACATCTACATTAACTTTAACTGAAAGAATTCTTGAACCAAAGGAATTACAGGTTAACTTAGAACTATGTAAGAAAGATTTTCGTTCTGACTGGGATGCAATCCAAATGGGTTACTCAGCGTTTGACAATTTACCTTCATCTTTCCAAGACTATTTAATTTCTTATGTTGCTTCTAAGGTTGCACAAAAGAATGAATTGAATATCTGGCAAGGTGTTGATGCAAACGAAGGAGAATTTGACGGATTTGAGGCTATATTAGGAGCTGATGCCGATATTCCTGCCGCACAGAAGATTGCAGGTACTACTGTAACTGCTAGTAACGTTATTGAAGAATTAGGAAAGGTTGTTGACCAAATTCCTTCTGCTTTATACGGAAGAGAAGATTTACATATTTATGTATCTCAAAATGTATTCAGAGCTTACAAGAGAAGTTTAGGTGGTTTTGCCGCTAACGGAGTTGGAGCTAATGGATTTATGGCGCAAGGGAATAACCAAGATGTAAATGTTTTATACTTTGATGGTGTAAAAATATTTATGGCTAACGGATTATCTGCAAACACAATGGTAGCTTCTACTAAGGATAATGTATGGTTCGGAACCTCGTTACTATCTGATTCTCAAGAAGTTAAGATTTTGGATATGGAAAACCTAGACGGTTCTCAAAATGTAAGAATTGTAATGCGTTTTACCGCAGGAGTTCAATACGGAGTAATTTCTGATTTCGTTCTTTACGGAATTGCATAATTAAATAATAACAATAAACTAAAAAGAGGTGGTCGGGAAACTGCCACCTCTTTTTTATTAACTAATAATAAAAAATAATAATATGGCTTGTGATATTAACTTAGGTAGATTAGAACCTTGTAAAGACAGTGTTGGTGGTATCAATGCGGTTTACTTTGTAAACTACGGAGGTATAACCTCTATTACACCTAATTCAACCGATTCAGACGTAATAGATAGCGTAGGGGGTTCACCTTCTGCATATAAATTTGATGTCAGAGGAAACTCTACATACACAGAAAACATTCAATCAAGTAGAGAAAACGGAACTACTGCTTTTGAGCAAGTTCTAGAATTGACACTTAAAAAATTAACAAAGGAAGACCACAAGACAATTAAATTATTATCTTTTGGTAGACCAAATATCTTAATAGAGGATAATAACGGAAACTTGTTTTTAGCTGGACTACAACACGGATGTGATGTAACAGGTGGTACTGTTGTAACAGGTGGTGCTATGGCTGATATGTCAGGGTATACTTTAAGTTTTACAGGTATGGAAAAAGTTCCTGCTAACTTTATAAATAGACCCGCTACTAATGGCGTATTTGATAATACTGTAGCCGCAGATATTGCAACAGCAGGATTTACTGTTTGAGAGGATATACCAACACTGCTTGATGATGCGATAGCTTATTATAAATTCGATGAACTCTCAGGAACGTCTTTAATAGACCAAAAAGGGAGTCATAACGGAGTAATTAATAACAATCCATATATAGGCGGTAGCGGTTTAATTGGTAAATCTATTCGTTTTGGGAATAGTGCTACCGACCAGTCGGTTAGCTTGTCAGATAGTAATGACTTTAGCTTTACGGATGGGGTAAATGACAAACCTTTTAGTATGAGTACTTGGGTAAGACCTTTTTCTACCTTTGGAAGTATTTTAAATAAATACTCCAACACAGGTACTGATAGGGAATATAGGTTGTATAATCAAAGTGGAACTGTATTTTTTGTTCTTTACTCGGAAGGCTCTGAGTCAAATAAATTATTAGTTAGAACAGATGATAGTCCAATTGACTCAGATGGAGTATGGAGGAATATTACGGTTACTTATGACGGAAGCGGTAATCCTAGTGGATTGTTAATGTATTATAACGGTGTTCTACAAGAGAGCGGTTTTGATATAGGAAGTTACGTTAAAATGACTAATACAAGTCAAGATTTAATTATAGCAAATCGACCAGATAGTACCACCAACAGCTTAAACGCTGAAATGGACGAAACCTCTATATTTAATAAGGTTTTAAGTCAGTCAGAAGTTGATGAACTATACAATGGAGGTTCAGGAATGAGTCTTAATTAGTATTAACAATAAATAAACTTAAAAGTCCTAACTGTTAAAATAGTTAGGACTTTTTCATTAAATAAAACAAAATATTATTATTTAGTTATCATAGTATGTTAATATTAAACCCAACATCAGGAAATAAAACAATAAACATACTGCCTAGAAGCAGGGATGTTGATGGAACTATTGTTTTAATACTAAGAAGAGACGGAGAGGGGGTGGAAGAGAATCTAACGCCCGTATCTGTAAGTATAGTATCTAATTTTACTGATATAGTTTTTACACCAACAATACTAAAAGAAGACGCTACTTATTATTTAGAAATAACAAGAAATGGAAGTCTTTGGTACAGGGATAAAATCTACGCTACATCGCAAACAGAATCTAACCGTTTAGTTGATAAGCACGTTATAGGTAATAATACAATATACCAATCTTACGATAGTACAGATGATAATACATATATAATATAATGAAAAAAAGTAATATTAAAAAAGAGTATAGAGATAGCATTAGGATTGTAAATATGTCTTCTTACAATACTCCAGAAATCAAGGAGGTCCATAATAAAGATTGGGTTTCTTTTGGTAATAATAATGACTATTTTGATAACCTTATTGAAAGATACTTAGATAGCCCTACTAATGGTAGATGTGTTAACGGTATTGTTGATATGATTTACGGTAGGGGACTAGAATCTACTAATTCTGAGATATTTCCTGAGCATTATGTTTATATGAAAAAGTTACTTAGACCAAGAGAGGTTAAGAGGCTTGTGAACGACTATAAGCTGTTAGGTCAGGGTGCTATGCAATTAACCTACAACAAGGCTAAAACAAAGATATTAAAGGTGTCTCACTTCCCTATGGAAACCCTTAGAGCAGAGAAAGCGACTAACGGAAAAATAAAAGCATACTACTATCACCCAAAATGGAAGGATTGCAAAACTTCTGACAACCCTAAAAGGATTCCTACATTTGGAAACGGAAGTAAAGCACAAGTTAATGAATTGTACGTATTTAAACCTTATAGAAGTGGTTTCTACTACTATGCTACCGTTGACTACCAAGCGTGTTTACAATATGCTGAATTAGAATCAGAAGTATCAAATTACCACATCTCAAATATACAAAACGGCTTACAGCCAAGCTTATTCGTAAACTTTAATAATGGAGTTCCAAACGAGGAGACTCAAAACGCTATTGAAAACAAAATTAACGATAAGTTCTCAGGCAGTTCACAAAGCGGAAAGGCTATTATAGCATTTAACGACAGTGCAGAAACAAAGGCTGACATAGAGGCAATTCACTTACCTGATGCTCACGCACAATATCAGTTTCTTTCTGATGAGGCAAGAGAAAAGATAATGCTAGGTCACGGTATTGTATCACCAATATTATTAGGTATTAAAGATAATACAGGATTTGGTAACAATGCAGAGGAATTAAGAACAGCGTCTGTTTTAATGGATAACGTTATTATAAGACCTTTGCAGGATGGTATTATTTATGGCTTAACAGAGATACTTGAATTTAATAAGATATTTCAAGACTTATACTTTGTGACACTACAACCTATTGAATTTACCGAGCTAGAAAACATATCTACCAAAGTAAGGAAAGAAGAAGAGACAGGAGAGAAGCTTTCTTCAGAAAAAGAAGCAGAAGACTTTTCAGATGAAGATGGTGATAACCTGTATGACCAGTTAGAAGGCTTAGGAGAGGTTTTAGGCGATGATTGGGAGTTAATCCATAGTGAAGTATACCAAGAAGAAGATGAGTCCGTTAAAATGGCTGAAATCAAGTATTCAGATAAATCATCCTCAGAAGATAATAATATTTACAAGATAAGATATTCTTATTCTCCTGAAAGAAAGTCAGAGGGAAGTAGAACGTTCTGTAAGAAAATGGAAACCCTGACAGGAAGAAAAATTGTATTTAGAAAAGAAGATATTAATATGATGTCTTTTAGGGGTGTTAATAGAGAATTAGGTCACAACAGAAACAACTATTCGCTGTTAAAATTTAAGGGAGGTAAAAACTGCCACCATTATTGGGAATTACAGGTTTATAAAAAATCTAGTGGTAGTAGGGTTAATGAAGATACCGCTTACGGAAAAGGTCTTGACAAGCCGAACAACCCTTCGGAAATTACAGAAAGAATGGTAGATAGGCCAGATAGAGGAGCATACCCAAGTGTGTTAAGTAGAATTAAAAAAATCATAGGGATATAATGAAGGCACTTTTTATAACGGTACAGGATTTAAAGGCAAAGTCAATAATAAGTGGAAATACAGATGCGGATAAACTGATTCACTATATTGAGGTGGCACAAGACATTCACATTCAGAATTATTTAGGTGGAAGCTTATATGATAAGATGCAAGAGCTAATAATATCAGGAGACATAGACCTTGCAGAAAACGCTAAGTACAAGACTCTTAGAGACTTATATATTAAGCCTATGCTAACTTGGTTTACTCAAGCAGAGTGCTTGCCTTTTGCTATGTTTAAAATAGATAATGGCGGTATAGCTAAGCACAGAGGAGAGGAGTCTGATACAGTTAATTTTAGTGATGTAGATAGGATGATGAGTAAGATAAATGATAGAGCTGAGTTCTACACAAGAAGGTTTTTAGATTACATCTGCAACAATAGCAATATTTATCCAGAGTATAACAATAATAACAATGGAGATATGTACCCTGACAAGGATGCAGACAGTTTTACGGGATGGGTGTTATAATGGAGAGTAATAAAAAAAAGACATATAAAACAAAAGAGGTTAACATAGTAAGGTTGGCTAAGTTTTACGAACAAGTAAGCAAGAGCGGTTTAATTAAGGCGAATAAAAAAACAAGCAAATAGTATGGCAAATAATATATACCAATCTAGTTGGTGGGGTGTAGGGATTTACAACTCTATAGGCTGGGGAATCGATTACCTTGACTATGCTTCTAACTTTTTAAAACTAGAGGATAATAAGTTAATTCTGCAGGAGAGCGGAGATAATATAATTTTATAAAAATTACAAAATGGCAAACAAGAGAATTAGTGAATTAAACGAAGTGACAACTGCGTCTAATTCTGATTTAATACCTATCGTGAATAGCGGAGAAACTAAAAAAATAAATGCTTTAAACCTAAAAACAGAGGTTGTGAGAATTACAGAGCATACGGTTACATCCGTAAGTACTACGCAGTCTTTAAGTATAGGTAATGAATCTACTATTAATGTTTTAATTATTGAAAACGCAGGGCTTAGTTTAACGCTTCAATTCCCCACATCACCTTTGCAGGGTCAGATTGTACACTTTACAACATTTACAAATACCGTAAACCTTATAGTTGGAAATGCCACAGGGACAGGCGAAATAAAACCAACCTACGGAGGGGCTGCGACAGAAGGTTTTAAAGTGAGTTATGTTTATCACGAAGAGAAAGATACTTGGTACTTAATAGGTTAGTAATTATAATATATAAACAATATGGCTACAATTAAAATAAACGAATTACCTACATCTTCTATAAATTCAACTGATTTTTTAGTCAAAGCGGACGGTAATGGATTAGCTACAAAAAACACGATTGAGAATCTTTTATCTTCTGTTGCTGATTTAAACGGTAATAGTTCAGAATTATTCGAAGTTTCTAATGGTTTATCAGGAAACGATGCGGTTAATGTAACGCAGTTAGATATTATAGAAAATGAATTATTTGATAAAATACAAGACGAAGAAGGCGATAGACAATCTGCGGATACAACTTTACAAAATAACATAAACACAGAGGCAACCGCAAGAGCAACCGCAGATACTACTTTACAAAACAACATAGATTTAAAAGTAAATATTTCAAGTATTGTAAACAACGTAACCGCTGGGGGTTCTGGCGTTCCTTTATCAGCAGAACAAGGTAAATTACTAAAAGCTGAAATACTAGCCTTAGCAGGTTCTTTAATACCGCAGGGCAATTGGGATGCAGACACGAATGACCCAGATATTTCAGGAACTACTGAAACAGGTTATTTTTGGATAGTATCGGTTGATGGTTCTACAGATATTGGTGGTATTACTGATTGGAAAGTAAATGATTGGGTAATTAAAACTGCTGATGGTTTTGCAAAAATAGACAATACAGATAAAGTTATTAGCGTAGCTGGCAAGATTGGCGAAGTTGTTTTAGCTAAAGCAGATGTAGGATTGTCTAATGTAGATAATACAACGGATGCAAATAAACCTATTTCAACCGCACAACAAACCGCTTTAGACTTAAAAGCAAATTTAGCGGGAGGTAACACCATAACAGGAGA